CTACAACGTAAGAATCTATTATAACGCCTTGTATAACATTATATGTACTATGAATACTTCCTGTTGCGTCTGTTAATTTAATTTCATCATAAGTATTATTTGTAGTTGCACCGTTTGCTCCTACTGTGCCTCCTATTACACTACAATGAATACATCCCATTAGTTTGATTCCTTCTTGGTTGTTTGCTATTGCATTACAATTCATAATAGAAACCTTACTCATATTATTTACAAGAATTCCTATCAGATTATGGTTGAAATGTGAATTTGACACAGTTATTTTTGTTGAATTTCCTCCACCGGTGGGTTCAATGTTTAAACCTGCACCAACACAATCTGTAACCATTGTATTTGTTATTGCTACATTTCCCGCTCCATATATGTTTATTCCTTCAGCTCCTCCAGCAGCCCCTACAACATTACAATCTGATATACGTACATATTCTCCATAATTATTTAAGAGTATAGCAGTTCTACAATCGAGGAACTTGCACCCTTTGATTGATTGTCCTTGATGATTTCCAGTCGTTCCCATTATCTGTATTGCCGCTGCACGCATATGCACGAAAAAGATTCCCTCTATTGTACAATACATACAATTTCCTTGATATATTCCTGATTTAGCGTTAAATGTAGTGTATGTTTGCGGAGTTCCATCCATCATAAAATTTTTTAGAACAACATCATTAGCTGTAAAAGAGATAGTATGTCCGGAACAATTTGTTACTAATTTTGTTCCCCATCCTTGTCCTTCTAAAGTTGATAATGATGTAGGAACTATGCTTGCACTTATGTTGAATGTACCTTCAGTAAGTAATACTCTTCCTCCTATTCCTGATGGAAGTGCTGCAAATGCTGCGTTAATCTCAAGATGATCATTTGTTCCATCACAAACATAATCTGCTCCTTGTTTACTTTTTAAGGAAGCATTACTAGCAGCTACTGTTATGGTTGCAGTTCTTGTACTATTTTTTGCTTTTATAAATGGGTTTGTCATAAATAGTCCTCCTTTATGATTTCATCCTTAAAGCAACACTAGAACCTGCGAAGTTTCCAGTTCCCCCAAAGGTACATACTATTTGTAAGATATTATATGCTTCCATCATTCCCTTCCATGCTATTCCCTCGGTTGCTGTTGAAACTACAACATCAGGATAATCAGGATCTGCATGATATAGTCCATCTGCTCCTTTGAATTTGAATGATAATGTCATTGTAGGTGTGGTTGTTACTGTTCCTGTTTTATATGTTACATTAAAGTTAGTATATTCACTAAAATCTATATCTGCACTTGTTATTGTTGCATTAAATGTTGCATTGTCTATAACTTTTACAACACTATTTGAACGGCTTTGACTAATAGCCATAACATCGGTAATAGCCCCTGCAATAGTCGCTAAATCAGGACTTGCTACATCTAATGCTCTTATTTCATCAGGTGTACCTTCATCTGTTATTGTGGTGGTGATGGTTCTCCATACTTTACGACTTTCTGCAATACTACTTGATACTAACCCTTCTATACTTACCATTCTTTTCCTCTCCTTTAATTTTGTATAAAGCAATAGCTAATACAAATAGTAAAAATTTATTAAAATGAATTAAACTTAAAAAAAGAATTAAGGTGATTCTATTAAAATCCATGTACTATGTGTAACAACTGTTCCATCATCTAATGTTTCCGAATCTGTAGTCTCTTCTTGATACTCCTTACCAGTTTCAGGGTCTATATAAGTATTTGTCATAATTTATACCTCCTTTAGAATGATATATTTTCCCCTTCTGTAACATACATAACATTATATATTCTACTTGCTGTTTGTGCTGCATCTGTGTTATTTATATATCTGAAATAGAGACGTAATTCATTATTAAACATTAAATTAAGTAAGGCAGTAACAAATGCAGATATATCGGAAGGTGTATTTACATTTATAAGTGCATAATATCCCGCTGGTGAAACTCCTTGAATTACAATTGGGTGGTTATAATCGGCTGTAATTGTTATCATTGCCCCGGCATTTGTTGTACCTGCAGCAATAACTAATGAATGTGTTCCGCTTGTGGCTCCACTAACAGCAGGGATATTAATATACATACTGTTTACAGTACATAATTTTCCAGTAGGAGGTGCAATATAAATTAGTCCTAAACCCCCAGTTGCCGCAATACTTGTTGAAATTGTTTGCGGTAAATAAATTAAAATTTTATTAATATCAACATTAAAATTTGCATTTACATCCATACTTATAATCCTCCTGTGAATTGTAAAGATAATGTATTCAAAACTGGACGGTTACTTGAAACTTCTGTTAATGTAAAAATAAAATCAATAAATTCCAATCCCATACTTTCATTAGTTAAATCTTCAGGATTTGCAATGTTACTATGAATTGTACTATTATTACTTACCCTTTTAATATCACATGTTACAGTTCCCGTTGTAGCGGTTTTAACCCATGATAATAAATTCCATTGTTTAAATGGTTCAAAGTTAGGATATGCCCTAAAAGTAGCCGTACCCGTGGTATTACCCGTTATTAATCGTATGCTATTATTATAAATTTCAGTATTAGTTAAAGTTAAATGTAGAAGCATAGGGCCCGCTTTTGTAAATAACGGATTATTATTTTGATCCGTTGTTCCAAGTACGAAATTACCGTCTTCACCAATATCATCAGGTAAATGTAATGTTATCCATGCTTGGCCTGATGTAAAAAAGAGGATAGCCCCGTTCCATGCTTCAGCATTAAAATTATCTCCAATAGTTATAAAAGGATTAACCACTTCCATCATCTCCTATACCATTTACTTGAATGTATGTGTTTGCATCGTACCATATAATGAATTTAGCTGATTTAACTCTGATACATCCTTTATATTCTCCATCCGTGTCTATAGTAGCTTTTCGTGTAATTGCAGGAATATCAAATTCCCCTCGGTGTGCTTCGTGAATGTCTCCAGTTACAATTAGTTCTAAACGTTCATAATCAATATTTGTCATTATAATACCTCCGAAAATTAGATTGGTTGGCTACTAATAGGATCAGCATCCCCTCCAAGGTCTATATCATCTGGTCCATAATCTATTAAAGGGTTTTCAGGATCTATATCATCTGAACCATAATCTATCTGAATCCCCCCAACAATTGTAACATAAACTCCAGGAATAACTAGATTATCAATAACCGATTCTAAAAGTTGAATACTTAAAAATGGAACAGTAATTGGTACCATAATAGTCATTCTTTTATTTTTTAATAGAAAATGTCCTGCAAAAGTACAGGGAGTTCCTGTTTGTAAGTTACCTCGAACATCAGCCCCTGCTCTACAATAATTAGGATACTGATTTGTAATAATAATCTCATCTACTGTAATGTTTAATATAGCATTAATAGCCTGTTTAAGTCCTGCAATTGTAGTGTCTGCCATTCTAAATGCTATAATATTGGCTCTGTAAGTATCGTCATCCATACCATTTCTTGGTATTCCAAACCAATCTCCATAATAATCTAATTGCTTTCCAGTGGCATATTGTAATAAACGTGCACGTGCATTACTAAAAATGTCAACTTCAATACTACTAAATTCCTTACCTATACTTTCATCAATCATAATCCTACCAGGATTATTTTCAATTTGAAGATTACTATGTTCTGATAAACGGTTTCTTATTTCAAGTCCATAATCAATTTGTGAACTAGATTCCATGTTAATTACATATAGTTGAGAATATATATTTGAAATATTTCCTTCTCCATCCATTGCAAAATATTTGAGGATTGTTGAATATTGATACTCTGAAATTAAAATATTATTAGTATAAATAGGACTTGACTCATCTGGAATACTACCATCAAGAGTATAATAAATAGTTCCAGGAGTATCTGTGGATAATTCTACACTTACCAAATTAGCATATTCGTTACCAGGAGGGTTACAAGTTATTATTGGTGTGAACTTTAGTGTAGAAGTGAGATATGGCCATGCCCATAAACTGTAACCATCAGGATTTACAAGTAAAACATTTTGTATATCGGATAATAAAAAATTATCATCCCATTCACTGGTAACTCGGTTAGCATCGTCACTATAAGTTGATAATGCTGGGATAAATTTATTATTCCCTACTTGGGATTTGATATATTCTACTGCATTAATTACGAAATTGGAATCTGTATTACCATCCCGGTGTGTACTTTCTGGGAGTAAATAATCACAATGTGGTGCTATTTGACTGTATAATGCAGCATTTCCCTCATACATTGCTATTGAAAAGATAAGATTAGGGTTTGCGGAATTTATTGTACTGTAAGAGTTAGTGGCTATATTTACCATTGTCGCTCTTTGTGTAGTGAGTTGACCTGTATGATAATAAGCAAGAGGATATACAAAATCATTAAAACTTATACCCGTAATTCCGGGACAGTCATGTATAAAATTAGTTAAAGCATTTAATAAATTCGTTAAAAATGAAGAATCAGCAGGGTCAGAATAGCTTAAATCTGTATTATAAAACTCTTGGATAGTTGGATGAAATTTTATTCCTGCATTTATTGCATATCCTTGAATTGTATTAGTTAATGCTACACAGTTGGCATAGTTATCAACAATATTTCCTACAATCTTACTAAAATCTGTTATACCTCTACTTGCAAGGTCATTCACAGCATCTTGGGTGACTGTTGAAGTCATATATGCCCATCTTATTTGGGGGTTTGTCATATATCATCAGCTCGTAATTTGTGTTAAATTAACATTACCTAATTTAATGGCTTCATCATTATTAATATCTACATTAGCTACTGGAGATGTGATGGTATAATCTAAAAATGTGTTGTTAAGACTGTTTACGATAATCATTTGTAAAACACTTAAAACAATACCTTCAGCACCATTTAATCCAACATAACTAACACCATAACTGGTAGTTCCACCATTAAAATAACATGTAATATCCGCTGCTAGTAGAGGTTCAATAGTCGTCCAAGAATAACCCTCTTTAAGTAAAACAGATACATTCACATCTTGAGTTAAAAAGGTAGGTTTTACAACCAGTACATTCACACCACCAATCATGTGGTCTTCTTGTTCAAAAAGAGTTACAACAGCACTAACAACATCATCAGGAGTAGGTTTAGTGGTTCCATTAACAAGAAGTTCTATATCAAAACCGGGATCTAGCGGTTTGTTAATTACGGCAACATCATGAACACCAACAACTGTAGTGGCTTCAACTTTATACCATGTTATACTACCTGTTATGTTTCCTTTTCCAGCTTCTAATATCCTTTCTTGGAATGGTGTATCATCTTCAACATCTGTACCATTTGTAAAGGGTTGTGGATTATTAACAGTTAAATCTTCGATAGTATTATTAAACGTGTCAATCTTACCGGCAATAACATTCCCATTAGCACCGCCTATACTAGCAGTTCCATTAAGATTTAATGTTGTTGAACCTACTATTAAAGTAGCATTCCCGACACTTTCAAAATATAAAGTTGGATCGGTACTGCAAAGAAATAGGGTTCCATCTGGAATTAAGATATCATAAGTTTTAGTTTCAGGACTTGTAATAACAAGTGAACCGGTACTTTGAACGGTCTGTTTACGTTTGCAATTAACTAGAATACCAATACCATCTAACCAATCACCACTAGCTGTATGGACAAACCCCATACGTAACATAAAGTCGATTAAAAATCTTTGATCACGTACTGTTATCCCTATACTTTCAAGTAGGTTTCTAGCCTCAGCACCTTCATTAAAATCTGTTATGACCGTTTGGGCTGTTCTAAAATAGTCAATTATACGTTGTGTGATAACGTCCTGGTTTTCTAATACATAAACTGGAGAATCTACCATTCATTTAACCTCCTTTTGTAAAAATAATATTTGTTGGAGTGTCTTCTCCGATTAATTGAACATTTACATTACATTCAAAACCATTAAGTGTATAAGAAACATCAATACTATTAATATCCTGTACACGAGGTTCTTGTAAAAGGCATACAGTTGTATATAGTATGATTAACTGTTTACCAACTTCGATATCCGTACTTCCTATCACTTCATCAGATTGATTACCATAGTTAATATAGCCAAATGCATTGAGTTCATTCAATTTTGTCATTAATCTATTATAAACTGCCTGAATAGCATTATCAACACCAAAAACCGTTAAGAAGTCCCCTTGAGGGTTGGCTTCCCAGCTTGAATTAATATCACATCCAAAATCAACATTATCAACCATAAAAATAACCTCTTTAAACTTTACCTATAACAACAGGATTCCCTATATGTCCCCCTACAAAAATAACAAGAACATTATCATTTACATTGAATGTAATACTAGAACCTGTTTGGAGAATAGGAACATTAGGAAGGTCTAAACCATTATTAAGTGTAATATCTACCATACTCCCATTAACAGCTTGAACATTAGCCATTGTTGAAGGTTCAACAAGATTATACCAATCCTTTGTCATCCGACGGATTTGATGTGTAAATTCTTTCATTTAATATGCACATCCCCTTATTTGGGTTTTAGAAGTACAACTTGTATCAAATATTTTAATTACATTATTCACATTTACAATAACATTATAATGACCCATGCCACTACAAGTTGCATGAACTCTCTGAGCTGGATAACCCAAACCTTGGAGTAATGCTACCGCTGCCAAAGCCTGATCATCACAATTTGCTTTACCATTAGGAGCATTAGCTAAAATATAAGTTGCAGCAGCAGTTGGAGATTCCCCATGATGTGAATCCCAATAATATGAATATGAAACATTATCTCGGATCCATTGATAAAGTTGGCATGGCGTTCTAACAGTTGCTGGTAATTTTGCAGCTAAACCTGTGATTGCATCGGTACTACTAACAGTACATGTTGTACTACTTGTTACAGAACCAGGTATTTCACATACTGGTCTACTACTTGGGGTAGGTCCTGATAATTGGGTTAAACGAAGACCTTGTCCACTCATCTTGATTTTTCCTTTGGTGGCGTCATAATCACGATCACAACCATTATAAGGGGGTCTACCTATACCGCATGTTAATTCACCTTCAGGAACACCTTTCGGGTTAAAATGTAGAGTTCCATCCTTACCACAACCCGGACAATGATTATCAAAACAAGATGCATAATTACTGTAACTTAAACCAGTACCGCCAACACTAGGTTTACCAACAACACAAATACTATTATTAGGATTACCTCCGGCGGTTGTAGTACAAACAGTTGCCATATTAGTAATAGGATCAACATATATCCAGTTACTCGGTAATGGCGGTTTACCATCAAGACATGTTATAATAGTTTCTTCACCACTTGGATCAATCTTTACTTGTACTTCCTGTGTATAATAAGCTTTAGTTGCAATATTACTCCATTTTGGAGGTACAAATATGCACCATTCCCCTTCACCAATATTTAAAGCTTGAGGTATTGTTATTGTATTTGTCCATCGTCCACTATTATCATCTTTAAAGAGTTTATCAGCAGCAGTTTTAGCCATACCAGTATCTGTAATATTACTATCCTCAAGTATATCATCTAAATTCCCATATTTAAGAACATACGATACATTTGAATCATTGTATAATAATTCTCCATCCTTTCCTAATACTACAATACCTGTAACCACATTGGTATCATTAAGATCTATAGTATAATCTGATACACATTCTTCTGCAACAAAAACATATCCCATCGTTGATTGGGGTGTTTCTCTAAGAATGGGAATCCCATCTTGATTCATTAAAAATTCAAGACCTTCAATATTAGCTAGTTGATGCATTATATCAAGATTTGTTGCGGTACTTCCTGCAAGCATTGTATGTACTGTACTTGTTTCCATTATCCCTTGTGTTGGCAGACCATCTGCAGCTAATAAATCCTTTATTATCTTACTTATTTTGATATTGTTATATTGATAATAGGTTTTATCAAAAAGCAGTCGATTATAATCTAAGCAAGTATATGTATAACCATTCTGTGTTTCTTTATTTTCTGTAATTTGTCCTCCGAATGATTTGTGTTCCCCTGTAATATTAACACGGCTCATATTGTCATAATAGTTTGGACTTTCAAATTCAACACTATTAGCTGCAAAAAGAGTATAAGTTAAAGTGCAACTGTAAAATGGTGCTGTATAAGTTCCATAGATTTGTGATTTAGTAGTTGGTGTTATAGTAGAAGGTCCAACATAGATATTGGTTCTAGGTTTCTCAGGGGTGACGGATGGGGATGTTGGAGATGTTGGTGTTATACTTGGAACTTCTTTAAAGTTACTTAATCCATATCTAAAGAGTCCTAATCCTTCTATATACGGTTTAATTGCATCTATTTCATAAGTTAGAATAGTATTAGTTTTAGCTACTACATTGTTATCACTTACATATGTTTCGAGTGCTGGATAGATTTTACCAGGATATGTAGTGTTATATGATTTGATATAATTATTTAAATCAGTTATAGACTTATTATAATCCCCTAAATAGAGCATGGGCATAAGGTAATCACATAATGGTGCTAATAAATCCCATCTTTGATTTCCATCCCATCCATCTGCTTTTGTGCATATTATAAGAGTTTTCCCTTGTGTATCGGTTCGGAGTTGTTCAACTTCATTGATATAACTAGCCATATCGTAGGTTTCCAAATCCATAACAGTATGAAATCCCATAGCTGTAACTTCTTCAGCATGACTGAATCCTTCCCAAACCCAAGCAAATGGTGATATCCCGGCTGAAACTATCTTAGAATAGTAATGGTTAAGATTAGTATAAATTGTTGAACCTGAATTTGTTGCCCTAATATATACCGCGGATATTCCAGACCGTTTAAGTGCACCAAAATCTATCTGTGATAAGGGTGTTACATCCGGATTTATAAAGTATCCTACTGTTGTCATTTTTTTATTCCCCTTATGTTGCTGAAATTTGCCATTTGTCCCCTACTACCATTTCATTACCTGTATATGTGGGTTTAACTTGATAAGTAACAAAATTAACTTGTATCATATTGAAAACATAATCTTCTTGAAGTTTCATAGATATTTTAAACCGGTTAGGTTTGTATTCATCACTTGTAAAGCTGGTTATATGGTAATGTCCATTATATTTTGCACTAGATAGACTCGTAAAAGCCATACGTTTACCATATTTATAGAGACCTGCAATATTCTGATACTCGTTACCGGTTGCTAAGACACTAAGGGATAAAAGCCTTCCACCACTCCCCATATATGATGTTTGACTACCATCAGCACCTACAATGGCTTTACTGGGACGATTAAGTTGTGGATCCAATGCTATATCTAATACTTTAACTTTTACCATTCCAAATGTAACATAATTCGTTTGGTGTAATGGTAACACGTCTCTTGGTGGGGTTACAGGTATTACAGGTTTAGGTGGTGGTGTGGGTGTAACTGGTGTGGGTGTTCCGGGGAGAATTACCCATACAAAAGCTGCAAATGTATTATTATGACTGTAATACCAATCCCACCAACGAGTTTCCATATCCATAAATCGTGTCCATGATACCCATTCTTTATGTGCTGTTGTAATATAGACTATTAATGGATTGGATCCATTATGATCAATTCTCCATTGACTTACACGAACATCCATATCCCTATAAACATTTTTAGGTATTTGACGTGTTTTATCGTTACTAATATCTCCCATATTTTTAAGTCTCCATTAGAAAGTTTTATATGATATAAAAGAATAATTATAATATATAGAAATTATACTATGAGGTGGTAAATATTAAAAGAGCTGAAACAACAATACAAATAAAGAAAGGTTTTAGACACCATATTCCACGAACCATATTCGAGGCTGTTGGTGCGAAAGAAGGGGACTATGTAAAAGTGATAATAATAAAAGAAGGTGATTGAAGATGAAAAAAGTAATAATAGGAATAATGGGATTGTTATTAGTAGTTGTAATGATATCAGGATGTACTAGTTCGGGAGATTCAACTTCAAATAAAATGTTTAACGGAAGTAAAATGTCATTTCAATATACGGCGGATTATAATGCAACCGAATCCACAGCAATGGACGGTATGGCTATTCTTCAAAAAGAGGGCCATGAGGTTACTGTTGAAAAAATGAATATGTCTCTAATTGATGATTCTTTTTCAGCCCTTTTAGATGGTTATACTTACAGTGGAATGTACAGAAATAATGCCACAAATACTACATACAAGGTTTATACTATGAAGGATGGCAATCCTACGATTTATATGTTTGAAAAGAATGGTAAAGTCTATGAAATTATTGGTGGGCCGTTAGATCTTGATGTTATGGAAATAATAGTTGAAACTATTAAGTAGGTGATTTAAGGCAGTACAATGGCAATACCTACAATGGATAATGGGATAAAAGAGAGTTTAATTCCCTCTTATATTATTTTCTTTTGTAAATCTTTGGATAACCTGATCAACAAGATAATCAGCTGTTTCTTTACTATCTACACTTCCAATGTTCCATGTATGGTTATGTGTTACATTTGTTGAACTACTAGAATTAGTTAGGTTAGTTGCTATATGTGCACTTCCAGATGCTCCACCTGTTAAGTTATTAGCAGTATGAGGATCACCCGCAGCACCTCCTCCGAAGAGTGCCTGTACTGCACCAGATAACTGATTCCAAGCGTCTACTACAGCCTTTATAATACTCTGTACATAAGCCCATGCAGCAGCTAAAGCAGCTACAACTGCATTATATATGCCCCAGAATGCATTTGCACCCGCAGCATATATCTGTTGAGCACCACCAACGATAAAAGCGATAGTATTATTCCATGCTCCCATAATATATGCAACAGTATTAGCCCACGCTCCTCCAATGTATGCAACTGTATTATTCCATACACCTTGGAAAAATGCTGCTGTATTATTCCATGCTCCTTTCATATAAGCTAATGTTGGTAAAAGCATACGGGTATAGATACGTTGGCCTATTAATGTTATTGTAGAAATGGTATTAGTCCATGCACTTTTTAAAAAGGAACCCGTGTTATTCCATCCTCCTTTAATAAGTGCCATTTCTCTGTTCCATTCTGTGCCTACTTTTTTAGCATCTGCTGACATTTTAGTGAATGGTGAACTTACAGCACCTCCTATATTTCCTAAAGCCCCTTTAATTCCGCTGTTTTGTCCTTGTTGGTCATTCACATATTTTTGTGGATTATTTGTAGGGTCTTGGTTACCAGTTAATTTACTCATAAGGTAAGGTAGAGGTAAATGAGATGCGAAACTTGTGGTAAATCCTTCTGCTTGTATTAATGGGCTATCTCCACCAGGTATTTTCTTAATTTCATCAACTTTATGTAAAGCCTGTGCCACATCAAGAGCAACATAAACAGTAATTAATCCTAAACCAGCAATTAATCCTAAAGTTCCTAATAATGCTGCTGCTGGAATTTCTGCTATACCTGCCGCAGCTCCTATTGCTATAATTGCAGGCCATAATGGTGCCAACAATAGTGCAGCCCCACCAATAAGTAGTAATACACCTAACACTAGAGGTAATACTAATAGCAATGTTTTAACAGGCCCCGGTAATGCTTGGAATCCCTTTAATAGTCCGGTAAGTATTGGGAGTGCCCAACTTGCAAATTCTTTTAGGATAGGGAGCATTTCATAACCTACACTTGTTATAAATTGACTCCATAAGTCGGTTAATTGTGCCATTATTCCCTGATAACTATGTCTATATGCCTCGTTGGCAGCTGCTCCACCTTGTAATGCTACTGTCTGGTTAAGTAAAGCGGTTCTTTGATCAGTAGTGAGGTTAGTCCAATCCTTCATAGTTAGTCCATTCTCTTGTAGGACTTGATCAAACTTTTTAGTATCAATACCAAGCGTTGTTAAACTTTTAGCCATAATTGTGGGCTTGTTAATTAAATTAGTCCAAGCCTCAGCGATTGTATTAAAACCCGCAGGATCTCCAGGATATTTTAGCATTGCAAGGGCACCCATAGCCTCAACACTTGTTTGGGCTATCTCTTTATTAACAACACCTACACGTGCCAAGTTACCAATAGCACTTATAATCTCTCCACGTGATCTAGCAGTGTTAGATGCAATACTATCTACCATATCTTTATAATCTGCCTTAACCGAGTCCATTTCCATACCAGTTTTACCAAGAGCAACGGTAAGTCTGCCCCAGTTCTGTTCAGATGCTGAAGCGGCCTGAATAGCCATATAGGCAATCATAGCATAGGCAGCTATTATTACACCACCTGTAGCTACCATACCCATTCCTAATTGTTTGGTGGATATGCCTAATTGGTCCATAACCCCTCGAAGTTTACTTGTTTTAGTGGATGTGGTTTCCATATCTACACCCATTTGTTGAAGTTTAGACGTGTCCATTCCCATCATTGCGGGAGTTAAACCTCCAGTAATTTGTTTTGTAGCAGCGTTTGAAGCAATATTAAAATCTGTCATTTCTTTGCGGGCATATGTCATTGCTTTGCCATTAGATTCCCAATATCGAGCTCCGGTAGCATTAATGGCATTTAAACTCTGAGACTCCTTACTCAAGCCACCCATAGCTGTACTAGCCTGTACAAATCCATTATTATCCATTTTGGACGTGATTTTTATGAGTAATTCTTCTACCATAGACATGGATATTTCACCTTTTATAATTTTGATAAGATTTAATAAATAAATTTAAATATAAAAAATAATAGTAATGTATAAATATTATTCATGAGAACTACATATAAGTCCAAAAACAAGAGATCGTATTAAAAAATATGGAAAACTTGGAGAAACTCATGAAGACGTAATAATAAAACTTTTAAATTTTTATGAGGAATATTATGAAAAGGATGTGAAATAATGACAGACCGTAAATGGAGAATAATACAAAAAAGGGATAAAAAAAGCTTTTATACAAGTGTAGAAAAATATGAAAAATTAGGATACAAATTGCACCCAGATAGTTTTGGATTTGCTACAAGTTACGCAGGTACTGGACATTATTATTACGCTTTAATGTCTAAAAAAGAATAAGAAAGGTTTTTAAGGTTGTTCACGTTTATTAATCTCACTATAAACCTGTTCTACAACATTTAAAAATAATATTTGGGTATCCGTTAGATCCCGTATCAAAGGTTGAAGATGATATCGCTGTCCTTTTATTAACATTAAGAGATAATACCATCTACCATCTAATTCTGGATCTAGGAACTCCCAAAAACCTTATCTAATGCAGCGTCTTGCCATCTGTCAGTAAATCCACCGGATATGAATTTGATTTCATCTGCTACGCTTTCTGTTACGCCATCGGGTACTTTTCGTATATCATCGGGGTCAAATTTGACTCCGTCCTTGTTTTGTACCCATCCATATTCACATAATAGTTCTGTAAGGTTAGCGGATACTTTACGTTTGTTATCACTTATTTTACGTTCTATGATGTTACGCTGTGCTCTGGTGATAGGTTTAACAAATACAGGCATTTTCATTTTAGTTTTAGTTTTTATATCAAAGAATTCTATTTCCCGTTCTATTATAGCATCTTTACCTTCTGTGATTAATCTTTCAAAATCAAATTCAGGTAATGATTCTAATACTTCATCAATATCAACATCTACTTCTTCTGGGATGTCTTCAGTGTATTCTTCTCCAGAAAATTCATTTATTTCATCTTTAACCATATTATTTCACATCCTCTTTGACTTGTGGTTTCATATCAGAATCATAAACTATTTTTAATATTTCAGATTCCATAAGTAAGCCTCCAAATTAGTTTAAATAGGAATCGGATAGGTTCGAACTATCAAATAGGCTTTAACTTTCTACGATTCCAAAAAAAAATAATAAATAATTCATCTCGCTTTCCATGTACGGGTACGTTTTAATGATGTGAATGACAAATCTTCTGTACCTTTCTTGCCCGGTGAAGCATCACCACCTAAACTATCTAAGTATCCACCAGTATAGTAGTCAACGAAGTTTTTATTACCAAGAGTACCACTGACAACTATGGGGATATTAGCGATTAATGCTTTTGTGAGATTATTTTCAAAATTGGGATCGAAACTTAATACACGACTAATTTTTATTGTCCATTGTCCGAATTCATCTTCACTAATATCTGGTCCATCGAAGGTGTCTACAATATCATTCTTCTTTTTAAGGTCATAAGTGTACTTGGTTCCTTTACCTACTTTCACACCATTTATTAATATAATAACAGACATTTTCAGACCTCCCTTGTAAGTTTTACACGGATATCTATATGTTTAACAATTCCAGGGATGATAATTTCAAGGTCTGCATATACGGCTCTACTGTTTGTGCTGTTTTCTACTAAGTTAATAATAATATCTTTAACAATATTATTGGTTACAAGGTCCTCTTTACGATTTTCAAGTTCTCCCTGAGCAGATTCTATACTTGTTGCTATACCTGTTTGTCCTAACCAATCTGTCATGTCAAAGTAGTTCACAACAGCACAGAGAATACCTACCACATATCCTTCACTAGTTATAACTTTCTGACCTAGGTCCTCAACATCTCTTATACCAGTTACATCACTTACAATACCATAAGTCCTATTTTCACGACTTATGAGTTTTAACATCATAACTCCACCATCAACTAATGCATAACCTGTGTCGGTTGGTCCAAAGTTAAATTCTGTACTTAAACCTGTAATATCGGATATGATTTTATTAGTCATTGATTCATTAACGGGCATTCCTGCATTGAATGATGCTATACGAGCAACACTTTCGGCTTGTGTTAAGGTATTTCCATCTACATCTATTGGTTGGTATACATATTTCATGAATAGACTGTCAGCAGTGGCTTCATTGGTTAATGTTGTACCAACACTGTTGCTACTGAGTAATGGGAATATTCCCCGGCTTGGTTTTGCTAGTGCTAATCTATTGTTTAGATAGGTTTCAATGCTTGGAAGGTATGTTGGATCTGGAGTGTCGGTAAATATTAGGAAATCAAATTTTTCATTTACAATTGTTGCGAGTGCTGTTGTTAACATAGCAGTTGTTATACCTTCTGCTGCTGTTTCTGTTCCATCTGTTAATGCGGTATCAGATACTGTTACTATCGTTCTTGCAAGTTCGGCTGAACTACCATTTGCTATTATAAATCGAGAGGAAGCATTGATTTTGTTCATCATATCTGTAGCGGATAGACAGTTATCATACTCTTCAACTATTACATCATTTAATTTAAGTGTGAATTTCTGTCCAGATACGCTCCCGGCGGCTACACTTATTTTTAATCCATTGGTTGCACCATTTGCCCATATACCACCACTATTAGCGGTTATATGTAAGGCTATTGCCGGGGTTACATCATTTAGTACAGCTGATGCTTTGACGGTTGTTCCTGCTTTTACACATACACAACCAGTTGCACCATAGTTATTATTTTGAAGGTCTTGTTTGAATGCATATTTAATTACATTAGATCCTGAATAGGATGGGTTTGATCCCATAGCTTCTTGAGCAATTAAAGCATTAGGGAAAAAGTATGGTACATTACTATCTCCACGTTCAAAGTTTCCTACTATCGCAATTTTACCGGCAGTTCCAAAGGCGCGTGATACATCTGGTTGTACTATTTCTGCACTAATACCAGGTATTACTGTGTTTACCATGATTTTATTCCTCCTTTATTTGTATGAATCCTGGCATTCCCAGGTATTTTTTATAAGATTTAGTTAATTCTTGTTTATCGTGATTATCTTGTAATTTACTTTGTAGATATGTTTTTAATCCTGCTAATGTCATGTCGGATATATTATTCTGTATTGCAAAGTTTTGAAGAGTTATATCTTCTTTAACTTTCTTAACCGGTTTTTCATCTTTACTTGTCATCTGTAACCTCCTCAATTATCTCTGTTGTACCTACCCTTATCTCATTAAACCCTTCCTCGGTAATACTGTAATCTTCTTCAACATTAAATGAAACATACATCTCTTCCGTCTGGAATATTATATTATCATCTTCATCTGGCTGATAATAGGGTTTAATATCATCAATACTCATAGTTTCAGAATCATTGTAACCACTTAATATTGTACTGTAAATCAGGGTTTGTATCAATGCATTTTCTATTTGATTTAATCTGTCCAATACACTAATATAATCGGTAGTATCCTTTATTTGGAGATGGAAATAGAAAGTTAATTTACGTTGTTCAAAATCAAATCCTTCACTATCTTTTTGGTTATTAGCTCGGCCAAATACTATCCTTTCTGTGAGGGCAGATTGCATATTTTTATCACCAATAAAGAAGCATGGAATGTCTGATAAGAGTTTTGCAGGTTTAAGTATAACATCTTCTTCGTCTACAACCGCAGGGGTTACAATTTTATTACTTTCTTCTACGGCTTGTTTAATTAGTTTGTCTAATGTTGTATCTACCATGAATCCATCCTCCAAAAAAATAGTGAATAAATTAATATGATTTTAACTTAAAGCTTTGTGCATATTCTCTTGCATCAAACGAGGATAATAAACCTTTAAATATTGATAAGTAGGTTCCATAAATGGGTAAGGCTTTGTTCCGGGGTGTTTAACACTACGTACTGGGTGTTTGGCTCCTTTCCAATAGAGGTAACCATCAAAACTTTTAGGTATAATTAGATGTGGTTTTGATCCCTTTTCTATGATGATACCATACCATTTTTTAGGGCCTATCCAACGTTCATTATCTCCTATCTTGGTAATATCTATTGAGCCCCGTAATGCACCAGTTTTAACACGGACTAATTTCTTAGCCATAGACTCACCCATATGAGCGGCTTGATCTAATGTTTTACTAGGTACTTTACTTACACGTTCACGGCGTTGTTCAATACTCTTAAGTACAGATGTAAAGTTACCAGTTATACCTACGCCTAACATTGTTAATCACCATAGATTAGGATTGAAGACCCTGTTATCTTCATCGTCTTCATAGGTTTCTTCGTTGATTGTGAACATTCCAAATGGACTGTCTATTGATGAATCAATAATTTTAGGACTACAAATTGCAAGGTCGGTTCTTATTTCAGGGGTGAATGGATTGTTGGTTACTGGTTTGACACTGTAATCATTTACTTTAATAATAGGACTTTTACGGTTTAATTTAGCACTATTAGCCATATTAATAGTGATACGTCTAGCAATATCATCGATACATACTGGAATTTCTGTTATTGTCCCATCTGCTAATTCTACATTAAAATTTTGGTCACATTCACTGTCAATATAACTTTTAGCGATTACTAACCATTTGATTATCTTAACTTCTAATTGTTCATCTGCTGTTAAATTATCAGTATCACTGAATCCTATGTCTACTGGTTGAATACCACTATCTTCTATTACTTCCTGTACGGTGCTGTAATATACTTCATCTACCATAGTTCACCTCCCCAAAAAAGGAATAAAGGAATTATTTATACTCCATCTGTCATTAATGTAGCAGCATATTTAGCCCCATTACAAGCACACGAATAGATTTTAGTAGGTGCTGATGAATCATTATAGATTCCAGTTACACCTGCATTACCACTTACAGCTCCAAAGGCAGTTATCATCTGTGCATTTGTTGGGGGTGTACCCACTAAAGCGGCTGTTGCATAGTTACCAGGTCCTATAAATTTATTAGCAATTACATTTCCGTCACTATCTACACTAAATACAAGTGTATCAGCACTATCTATTACTTCTAATTTCCTTGCACCAGCGGCGTCTGTAAGTTTAACTTTAACATCCTTACCAGTTGCTCCGTTAATTGCAAGGTCGGCTCCGCTTGCAGCGGTTAGGTTTCCTGTTACATTCCCTTGAAGATCCCCATTTACTCCACGGTCTTCTATTGCTTCTCGAAGCATTTTAACTTCAAGTGCAATATTCAATGGTGTTCTTACCATAATTATATCCTCCAATATTATAAAATAAAATAAGTAGAATCCTTATTTAGGATTCCAAGTCAAGGAATGCAGCAACAGCAGCGTCTTCATCTTCGAAGTGAACATCCGCTTCAACACTGAGAACATAATCGGTTCTACGTGAACGTGGTATCCTATCCGGTTCAACAGTAATTTCATGGAAAACACCCCAAACCGTATTATCTGGATTGGTTAATAGTGCTGCATTTCCACATCTGTTATCACTTGTTACGGTTGAACGTGCAAGTCGTGGTAAGTATTTAACTTGTATTCCTTTATATTTCGGTAATATACCTTCTGTTATAACCTGGTCTCCAAGAGTTGTACCTCTAGCAGCTAATATATCCCTGTAACCATCAGCTACAGCCCAGTTTACATAAAATGCATACTGGTCCGGGTTTTCTAAATATTTCTTATCAAGTTCATCTATCATTGCATCAAACATGTCGGTTGGTGCACTGAGTCCATCTGGATCGAAATCTGTAGCAGCACTGCCTCCAAAGACTTTGCATCCTGCCTTTTTCATGTATCCATCGGTCTGATGTAATACGTCATCAATAGCGTAGAGTATATCTGTATCACCAAAGAGTCCTAACTCTTCCATATCCCTACCAGCGGCGGAACTTATCATTTGTATAAGAACATTAGTAAAATTATCTTTTCCTATAATCCTTCTTAATGCTTTATCGTATATACCTGTGACTGTCTGGAATTCTTGTGCAACAAGTTGATTCATACTGAAATCAGGTTTAGCCATTTCAGCATCGGTTATATCCCTGTGAACATCTGAAGTATCTCTTCCACTTCTTAGGACACGGTCACTCATTGATATACGGTCTATGTTGACTTTAGATTCTGTCATTTTCATGAATCTTGCATCGTTAAGTAGTACATTGTCAGCTTCTACGGTCTGTATAAAGTTATCAAACTGTGCAGGGTTTAATATTGCATCTCCCGCGTCGGTTACATCTATAGCTGCTTTAAATGAGCTTTCTAATTTATTTAATAATTGGTCTTGTGTTAACATTTATTTGTACATCTCCTTCATTTGTTAGGAGAACCCAAACTTACAACACAAATTTATTTATATGATTAAAAACAAACCCATTCTTTGTACAAAAAAGGGTGATTCAGTTAGTAACCATGATAATATAATTGGTTGCTTTTGGATCTCCTTTTAAATTTAAAACATTAATCTTTTATTTTCCTTCCAAAGGCATCTCTGTCTTCTCTTCCTTTATAAACTTCATCTTTGGTTTTGTCTGGTTCATCTAATTTCTGACTTGCAGGGTCTATACCAAGTTTATCAAGAATGGATTTAATTACCGGATTCTCTTCTAATGATTCAGGGTCTTCTTTAACAACTACACCCGCACGGTTTAATGCTCCGCATGATGCGACTTTTCCAGCTTTACATTCTGCTATTAAGGTTTTTATTTCAGCAGGGGTAAGTTTAGGTGCGGCTACTGCTTTTTTAGCTTCTAAATCTTCAGGTTCTTCTGGTTCTGGTTTGCCTTTTAGTGATTCAATTTCATCTTTAAGTTCATCTATTTCTTTTTTAGATTCTGTGGTTGCTTTTGTAACCGCTTCATCTATCATCTTCATTACATCTTTTTCTTCCATATCTAAAACCTCCAATGGTTTACTTTTATTTATATTGTTAGTGTTATCTTGTGCTTTGAGTAATGCACCAATAGCATCATACGCTTTCTGTAATGTGGCACTATTAACACTACTTATCATCCTTCCGGCCTTTATAACGAGACTATCATCAGATTTAATCGCTGTAAAAATAGCATTTGTTACACATGGACGGTCTACAAAACTAACAGTTACACAAACTGGTTTTTCAATATCTGCAATGTTGGTTCGTTTAGATGCATACACATTGCTTAATACATCTGATTCATTTTTATTAGCAGATAATGATTTTAATAGTTTGTTAGCGTCTTCTTCTGGTATGTATGTGCCACTGTAACCTTTTAATACTTTATTCTGTACATCAAGCCATGTTTTATCATTTGTAACCTTACTTGTTATCATCCAAGTACCAATAGGATAGGTAACTTCATCACCGAGTACATTGGTTTCGGTTAACTCTCTTTTGAGTGTGTAATTCTCGACTACATCACCTGTTTGTTCTCCATTACTTCCATAGGTATGCATATCATCATTAATACGGAATGTATTAAATTTATGACAGAATGCCTCTACTTCATCAGCATTAAATACTTTCTCACCACGTCCAAAATCACAATCAGGACAATCAGGTATCATTACAGGCCCATTCACTAATCGTTTACTCTCATCTTTACTAGCAAATGCTCCCATTTTAACTGGATTCATTTTCTGATTAGTTGGAACATAGTTAGTTTCCTTTTCTACTTCCACTGGTGTTCCTAATGTTATGGATCCATCTGCATTATCAGTGTAAGGATATTCATACCTCTTCGGTTCTGTATCTACCATAGGCATGTTATCTGTGTTATATGGACATATTATAATGATTGCATGATCTGAAAATGTTGCTTTAACATGAATGTCATAGTTACCAGTTCCTATTTGTGTGGCTGCTGCTTCGGTGATACGTTCTTTTAGGTCTTCATAAGAGCCTTCTATTGATTTGAATACTGGTTTATCTTTATTTGTTGTCATGGTATATTCTACCTCCTTTTAATTAATTTTAATAAAGTATAAATATAATAACAGTTAATATAGTATAATATGAGATAACAAAGGATGTGATAATATAAAAGAATCTAAAATAACATTGAACGTGAAAAAGGATCTAAAAGTATATATCCCAAAGAATATTCTAAGGGCTATTAATGCCAAAGAAGGGGACTGGATAGATATAATAGTTAAAAAGGGTGGTAATGATGAATAAAGTTGATATGGAAAAAATGAAAGATTGTTTGATAGATAAAATTAATCGTATGTATGAATCAGATCCAAAACACTTCCATATTTCATTTAATAATAATTATCCTTCTGGAAGTTTCTGGTGTGTAGTTACTAATGATAAATATAAACAAAAGAACTTAGAACAAATTTTAGGTTTTGATTAACATGATTGATGAAACTGAACTTGTAAATTATTTAAAACGTCAAAGAGTTAGATTTTATGCAGAAAGGAATATGGATCATTTTATGCCTATTATTGGTTTGTTTGATGAAATTTTGGAGATAATAAATAAGAGTAAAATTGGGGATGATTAAATGGATTTTAAATTAGATTGGTATCGTGAGGCAGAGAGTAAGGAAACTCATGTAGGTATTAGAATAATGTTTACTGACTTAGATTTAAATAAATTACCTAAAAGTGATTTTGATAGATTAATACATACGGAAACTGAAAAAAAAGATTCTAATAAACTGTTAGAATTGGCACATTTTCTTAGGAAATTAGAAGCGATAAATGAAGGTGATTAAATGAGTGAAGTAGATTGGGAACAATATACTGAAATAAGTAAAGAATTAAATGAAATATTACAAAATCATGAATGGAATATATTTTATGATGCACTAAAAAGACAAATCCAAATGATGGATTTTGTTGTAGAACAACATAACAAAAAACATAATAACCCTGTAAAAGTAAAACCTGTTGGTGATGCATCTGGAACAATGCATATTGAAAAACAGATGAGTGATGTAAAAAAATATAGATAAGAATGTAATAGAATTTAATTCAATTTTTCCATCTTTTTACTTAACAATTCCATTTTATCAAGACATGATTGTAACTCAGCACTTGTTTCCGTCTTCTTAGCACGATCCATTAATTTACTCATTTCTAACATTAATTTTAATTTCTTCAAAGATTTCATAAACAAATCACCTCTAAACTTCTATAACAGGTGTTTCACCTTGTAATACAAGATTAACATAGGTGTCTGGGTCTATTGCACCTTCAATATTAGGGGAATCTGCAGGACTGTAAGTGCAGACACAATTGGGATGAGCGGGTAATTCAGGCATATTAGGATCATTTATATCATATGGATTGCCATCTGGAAAATCAGCACATTCATCGTCTGGGTCACCTATAAGTATATCTACTTTTTCAACTCCATATTGCTGGTAAGACATAAGATGTCCTTGATTCATAGCCCTCATGGACTCGGTACGGGCTGTGGATTGGGCACGTACTTCAGAGCTTATCATACGTCCATCAACTGTTTTTAATGGTTGTATTAATATCTCCTTAGCAATGCTTTGAACACTGTCGCCACGTGCTGTTCCTTGCCAGACAGCTTCACGTATATTGTTTTGATGATTTTGGCTTAGATTTCGTATTAAATCAAAATTATAATTCTTTAATGTATACAGTGCATGTTTGTCGGATTCTCCAAAAAAGGATGCTACCTTCATTTCATTGAAACCAGATGTTTTACCTACATTATAGAATCCTTCAATATGTTTTTCCATACTTGGAACACTATCATATAGTATCTTGTTTAGTTCGGGTTGTATTGTATCAAAGAAGGTATAACGGTCTTTAAGCATTCCCTCCCAATCTTTAACATGATTACTTACCATTGTGGCTTGTTCTGTGAGGACATTGTTAATGGTTTTAGTGTAAGCTTTTTCACCTTTGATTAATTTAGGATTAACGGCTTTGATAGAATAATAATCATAATGGTTGTGATGTTCTGTACCTTTTAATTCTAATATAGCTTTGTCTGTTAAGGCGTTAATGTTATTGAGTAGATTTAATCTCGGTTTCATAGGATTTCACAGCCTCCTTAACACCAACTTTTAAATCTTCTAATACCTTAACAACATTATTAACCTCTGCGGGTTGTATATCTAAGGTAATAGGACTATTATTAACATAATAAGCATTTAATGCAGGATGTGTTTTCATCTCTTCAGATATGGTAAACCCACGTTTAGCCGCCCACTTATTTATTATATCCACTGGTCTTGCACCAGCTATCATAAATAAACCTTGATCAATTCTAAAGTCTTGTTCATCGTCATCAGTGTCTATCTCTTTTAATTTAAAACTCCAATCCTTAAATCCAAAGCCAGTATCAGCCCAGATTATATGTTTATTAATCAAAGCTTCCCATCTACGCTGTCTAGGAGTAACAACACGATTCTTATAATTCTTATTACTTTGTTGAGCAGTATCCCCACCCAATGTTCCTGTGAGAATAACCCCTATCTGATGAGGATCCATACGGTGACTTGCAAGGATTTCATTACGATTAGCTTCACGATAGAATCTGAAACTACTATCTTTGATTTCAACGGATAACTTTTCGAAACGAACTTCAACTTTAATTTCATTGTTATCGTTTGGTAGCATTAATATCATACCGCTACCGGGTTCTCCAATGGTTTTCTTAAATTTATCTTCTATTGCTTTTTGAAGTACAGATGTTCCTTTTATTGGATTTCCATCATTATCTTTTACGGCTTCGTCTTTAAAATCACCTGTGATGAATATGGCGTAGGCGGGTAGTCCAAAGTTTTTAAACCATACTAGATTGTAATCTACAGCACTCTGGTCTCCTATCATTGTACGAATAGCGGGGATATAATCGGGTGTGCCATAGTAACCTGTTTTAGATGTGTAATTGTAATCATAGATTAGGTCATTAGCTAATTGTTCTGGTGGTAATTGGTTTTCACGTGGTAATATTTCCCCTGTTTCAGCGTGTACATCAAATGGTTTATCATTAGCGTCGGTTTCATCGATATATTTGAACCATCTTCGGTTGATCCCATCCCATGTTTGCATGAAACGGTTCTTTTCCATGTGGATACGTATGGTATGTCCGTGGATATGTTCTAATCTTTTGGGTTTCCCTGTGGATAAGCCGCCTTCACGTATAAGTTCTAAACATCCATATCCTATCTGTTCTTCATCTTCTGCTGCTCGGTTTAAAACTTCACTTAGTAATGGTTTACAGTTATTAAAGAACTCATTTAAAGCCATTTCCTCTTTGGGTGAGGGTTTGTCGACTAATGGTTCTAATCTCCAGCCTAACCCTGCGACATCAACAGCTTTGGTCTTTACTGAACTGCTATGGTAGGTGTTTAAGTCGGTAAGACTTGCCAATAATAGTGGATTAAAGGGTGGTTCAATTAGTCCGTACATACCATAATTTGTATTTAATACTTCTGGAGTTTGTTTACTGTTTTCATTTGCATTGCTTTTTTCTGCTGAAACTTTTATCTGGAATGGATCCTTTTCATCTTGGTAGTTGGTTTTGATAGCATATTGATCCAAAGTTTCTTTTAGTACAACAGCTCCTCCTTTGGTTGCAAATGCAAATGGCTCGTTCATAAGACTCTAAACTCCTTTTAAACTATTATTAATATTAAACATATACACTAGCACCTTTCTTTCTAAGTTTGTTATATCCGTAAGCAATAGCATCTATAATATCATCATGTGTTCCTTCAGGGAATGATTTAAATTCCCTATTAACCGCATCAATGATTTTGTTATCAGTTATATCTAAAAAGAAGAGTTCATCATTTAATCCGTTCTTTAATGGTGTTGCACGGTCTGGTTTACTAGTAATGGCTTTGGATCGTCTTACACGATACCCTTCTAATTGCATCTTCCATTCATCAAATAATAAACTACCTGCTGCAGCTACACCCGTTTCTATTAATATTATAACATTAGGTCCATCTTTTCCAGCGGTGTCTAATACTGTTCTCTTTGTTAGGTTATCAAATTGACCACGTACTATATCAATTACTCCAATACGGTCTAAGGATGTTCGTATCATTTTAACACCAACAGTACTATCAGAGTGTAGAGATGCTCCTTTGCTTATATCCCAGCTTCGTACTGTTTGGGTTATCGTTTCATCCTTTTTTAAACATGTATATTGTAGTTTGTCAGTATCAAAGAAGTCAGATGTTTCATCTAATGGTTTTTGTTGAAATATTGCACTAAATAGTCGTTCTTTCATTATTTCTAATTTTTTATTTAAATCTTTTAAGGTGTATTGTTCAGGCCATAAGGGTTTACCATCTTCTAATATGGCAGGGAATGTGATAAATTTGAAATCTTCTTTTAATTCTTCTTTGAAGTATCCTATAAGGTCTTGACTATGCCATCTTGTGTGTAATACTAATAGTTTGGTGTGTGGTTCTATTCTTTGAATGATTATACGTAAGAACCAGTCTATCTTCTTTTGTAGTGCTGTTGGTGTTAGTTCGTCTTCTTCGCCTTTGTATGGGTCGTCTATGATGATATAGTCTGCGTCTTGTCCTGTTATTGAACCCGATGCACCGGTAAGTCTAATTGAACCATTGTATAGTTTACCTTGTTTATCACAGAACTTTAAATGTGTACTGCTATGTTTAACATCAGATAGGTAAACATTAAAACGTGGTCCATGTTTGATAATCAATTCACGTATGTCTATACCAAACTTTTCAGCTAATTCTTTTGTATTAGTAACAATGAGAATGTTTAAATCATGATTCTGGAATATAAGCCATAATGGATATGCTAATGTAATCATACTAGACTTTGAATGTCTAGGAGGCATACTTACTGCTAAATGTTTATCTAACTTACCAAGTTTTAAAGCCATTAAATGTCTTGATAACTTCTTGATATGTTTTGCAGGTTTACTCTTAACTCCAAACTTTTCCTGTGCTACAAATAAACGATAAAAGAGGTATAAATCATTTAAGAAGCGTGGATCCAACTCTTCATTTGTCATCATATCCTTCTTCTTCTAATATTTGGTTCTGATTATTATTCTTAAAATTAATATCATGTTTCTGTGAACTATCTTCTTTGATATGTTCTGTTGGTTCACCCAATTCGAGTTTTCCCATCTTTTGGAAAACTGATAAGGCATTAGTAATCTTTTGATATTCATGATTAGATAAGTCTTTATCTTTTAAACGATTAAATCCATCATCTATACCATAATCTACAACATTTAAAATCTTATTACTAAATTCTGCTGACTTACCAACAAGTAATTTAAGTTTAGACTCTTCAAGTGTTTGTCCTTTTTTTGTCCTATATATGTCCCTTTCTTGAGACCAATTCTCTTCATCATTAGAAGATCTATTACGGATTGTTTTATATGCACATCCATGACGTTCTGCTAGTTCTTTTAATGTTGGACATATTAAGTTACCTTCTTCATCTGTGTATCCTTGCACAAACTCTGATTTGATAACAACCCAATCAAATGCCATTGTGTATTCCTTCTTTTATGTTAATTTATAGTTCTGCTATTCGATTCATGTCCTCTTCTTTTG